ATTTCTTCCATCAATCTTATCATTGAAAGTGTTGCGGAAAACAAAATAGACGATTTAATCAGTAAAGTGCCAGCAGCATACAGAGAAAGGGTATTCATTGTTGAAAAAATTGTTCTGGATTATGTGAAAAATATGGAAGCAGAAGTGCAGAAGTATTTTGACAAAGCACCAAAAAGTGATAAGAAATCCTTTATGATTTGGGCGGAAAGCAATGTCCCGAAGAAATATAAAAGATATGTAAAAAACAAATATCTTGGTATTGAAAACAATTATATCAAGTATGGTAGTGAGAAATGCCCGGCATATAAAAAGTTAAAAGAAATGGGAGTTTTAGACTACAAAGCTATTTTTGAAGAAAGCGAGATTGAATAATGCAGCCAACGCTTATTATGATGGTGGGATTACCTGGATCTGGAAAAACTACGAAAGCTCATGGATTGAGTCGTATTTGTGTGCCCGATAATCTCATCGGACGAAATCAGAAAAGAAATCACTGGTTCTGAAGATAACCAGGAATGTAACGAAGAAGTATTTAAAGTCCTTCATCAAAGAGTAAAAGACGAATTGCTTTACAATAAAAGTCAAGCTGTAATTTACGATGCTTGTAATATCAGCTACAAAAAGCGAATGGCGTTCTTGAATGAGCTGAATAAAATTAATTGTCGTAAAGTTTGTTATTTCGTACATACACCGTTTGAAATGTGTTTGGAAAACAATAAAAAGCGAGCTGAAAATGGTGGAAGATTTGTACCGGAGTATGCAATCGAAAGAATGTATAAAAACATTTATATTCCACAGTATTATGAGGGATGGGATGAGATTATTATTGATACACAAAGTAAAGTACATGAACAGTATGAATTAACTAATTTATTCTATGGGGAAAATGGTCTTTTCAGTATCAATCATGATAATCCGCATCATACATTATCAATTGGGAATCACTGCCTTGCTTGTTACTTAAATACTCTTGAGTTTGGTAATAAAGCAGACATAAACTTGCATATGGCAGCATTACTACATGATATTGGAAAGAAATTCACAAAAGAATACAAAGATAGCAATGGAAATCCTACTGATGTGGCGCATTATTATCAGCATCATTTAGTAAGTGCATACGATGCAATCAAGTATTTGAATAACTTTTCAACAAATGATATGCTTGAAATTCTGGCACTCATTCAGTGGCATATGTTTCCGTATTTCTGGGAAAAAGATAATAATAAAAAGATGGAAAAGAAATATAGAAACTTATGGGGTGAAGAGCTATACAGAAAGATAATGTTACTTCATATAGCTGATGAAGCAGCACATTAGAGATAAAAGAAATAAATGTATTAACACATATTCGTCCGTATGAGATAACATGACACGGCTTAATTGGCAGTCGGGATCTAAGGTGGCAGCAGTGCTGTTGGACGTTAAAGAAATAGTTTGTGAGTAGAAGTACACTACAAAAAGCCCGTAGGTTTTCCGGTTGGGTGCAGACAATGAAATACCTTAGTAAACTACGATGGGAAACACGAATCCCCCTGTTCTCCGATAGACAAGCTGAAAAGACTATCAGCATTATACTTGAGATATTGCTGTGGTTGGAATATCGCCATACGTAAAGGCAATGGGTGAGGCTGAGAATGGAGTCAATTATGTACTATAAAATATAATAAAAAAAGGAGATGACATTGATTATTATGAAAATAAGATACCTATATATAGTGTCAATGACTTATAAATGCACTATATATGGTATAAAAATCTAAATAAAATCTGGTTTTTATTGAGGGCAATATGATTAAAATATTATCAAGCGGTTATATGAAAAAGAAGCCGATAAAAAAATTCTGTTGTGGTTATTGTAGATGTGTATATAAAACAGATGAATATGAAATAGAGCCAAGATTTGATATGTCCCATTTTTATTCTACATGTCCGGAATGCGAAAAAAGAGTATATACCTGTTAAGTTAATATGAGGAAATCTATATGAGAATGATTGATATTGATATATTTAGCAATACAGATCTTTTAGAAATTGTGGGTAATAGAATAGAAAGAGGTATGAACGACCAACAGAAAAACACATTTAGGCATAAGGCTTTAAACGATGTAAAACATGCAATTAAAATGCTGAATTATGACACACAAAGCAAAGTAAAAGAAATAATGAATAGAGAAAAATAAAAACAGGAGGAAATATAAAATGGCAAAAGCGTTGATTATTGTAGATATGCAAAATGATTTCATTCATGGCGCACTTGGTTCAAAAGAAGCAGTTGCTATTGTGGACAATGTAAAAGAACGTGCAGAAAAACTTGTAGCTGAAGGATATACTGCATTTTTCACAAGAGATACACATGATGAATATTACATGGAAACGTTGGAAGGAAAATATCTTCCAGTACCACACTGCATTGACTACTCAAATGGATGGCAGATTATTCCGGAGCTTAGAAATATCCCAGGATTCTATTTAAGAAAATATACATTTGGATATAATGCGTGGGACAAAATGTTCAGTTTAGCACTTAGAAATGATGAAGTAGAAGAAATCGAATTAATGGGAGTTTGTACAGATATTTGTGTAGTGTCAAATGCTCTGGTTCTACGAATGTTATATCCAAATATGGAAATTACAGTACACGCAAACTGCTGTGCAGGAGTTACACCAGAAAAGCATAAAGCTGCCCTGGAAGTAATGAAAAGTTGCCAGATCAATGTAGTAGAAGGAGAATAAAATGGTATACGGATATAGAGTAGAAGATCAGTCTGAAAAACATGGATTGTGGCGAAATTTCGATGGTACATGGAATCCTGTATTTGACCAACTTTCAGAGGGACTGAGCAGAAATTTACCAATGGAAGACAGTGCTTTATACAGAGAAGATGGAAAGCAATGGTTTTCGGCAGCACCATCAAAAGAAACATTAAAACATTGGTTTAGTGTCAATGACGTACTCGAACTTCAAAAACTTGGATATAAAGTATACGAATTTGAACTTATCAATACAAAAGAGGTTTCAGATTTTGAAATCATTTTTACAAGAGATAACATTGTACAGCAGAGAGAAATAAATTATAAGGAGATTTGGAATGATTAAGTTATGCGGTACTGAAATTAAAGCAGGACATTTTCCGGACAAAACACAGTGTCTTCGCATTCCTTTGGAACTCTTAGAAGAGGAAGAATACACTATTGAATGGAAATACGAGGGTGATGAAGAACTGGCAACGCTCTTATATATCACAAAGCATTTAGGTGACGTAAAGAAAAAGACGCTTATTTTGCCATACATCCCAAATGCGAGAATGGATAGAGTTAAAAATTCAGATGAAGTATTTACTCTTAAATATTTTTGTGAGTTTATCAACTCTTTGAAGTTTGATAGTGTTTATGTCAATGATCCGCATAGCGACGTGTCTATGGCTTTACTTGACAATGTAAAAAGTGGAATCTCCACATGCGAAATGGTATTAACAGTCTTAGATAAAATCGACAAGAACGGAGATATGATTTTGTACTTCCCGGATAATGGTGCAGCAAAAAGATACGGAAATGCACTTAAACGCCCATTCTGCTATGGATCAAAAACACGCGACTGGCGAACGGGTGAAATTCTAGGATTAGACATTATCACAAATGGAATTTATATTCCTGGAAAAGATGTCCTTATTATTGATGATATCTGCTCAAAAGGTAGCACATTCTATTATTCAGCATTAAAATTAAAAGAATACGGTGCGAATGATATCTACCTCTATGTAACTCATTGTGAGAACACCATTAAAGATGGTGAACTTTTAAAAGATAACGGGCTTATCAAAAAGATTTTTACAACAGATTCCATCTACAGTTTGGATGAAGAGAAAGTTGAGGTATTAAAATGATTAACACAAATCCTATGTTATTAATTGATTTCTATAAGGCAGTTCATGCTGAAATGCTGCCAGAAAAAATCACAAAATCTGTTTCATATTTTACTCCACGAATGAGCAGAGTAAACAGATGGGACAGTGTAGTAATGTTTGGATTGCAGGGATTTATCAAAACTTATCTGATTGATTACTTTAATAAGTGGTTCTTCAATAGACCATTTGCTGAAGTAATCGGAGAATATAAGAGAATTATGGATGCTTCTCTTGGCGAAAATGCTTACAAAATTGAGAAGATTGAACAGCTTCGCAAATTAGGCTATCTTCCGATTGAAATTGTGGCACTTCCGGAGGGAACTATTGTACCAATGCACGTACCAATGTTCGGTATTACAAATACACATAAAGATTTTGCCTGGTTGCCACAGAGTCTTGAAAGCTTGATTTCTGCGGAAAGTTGGCATCCTATGATTGCTGCAACAGTTGGATATACATATCGACAGATTGTAGATTATTATTATGATCTTACTTGTGATGATGAAACATCCAGAGCGAGAGCGTTAGGTGCTTTTGATTTCAGAGGTGAAGAGTGTACAGATTCAGCAATTAAAGCTGGTGCAGGATGGTGTTTATCATTTCTTAATACTGCCACAGTCCCGACCATTCCTTATCTGGAAAAGAACTATAAGTGTGATTGCACAAAAGAGCCGGTTGCATTTGGAAGCCCTAGCACAGAACATTCAGTAATGTGCAGTAATTTCGCAGTTGACGGTGACGAAATCACTCTTTTTCGGAGATTGCTTACCGAAATTTATCCAAACACAAGTTTCTCTGCTGTTTTGGATTCATATGATTATTGGAACGTAATTGACAATATTCTTCCACAGTTAAAACCTGAAATCTTGGCACATAACGGCTGTATGCTTATGCGTGGTGATTCTGGTGACTGTGTGGAAGTAGTCACAAAGACAGTATTCAAACTGTGGGAAGAATTTGGTGGAACAACCAACAGTAAAGGATATAAGGTACTTGATCCTCATGTAAAGGCTATTTATGGTGATTCCATAACAGTACAGAGATGTGAGCAGATTTATAAAATCCTAATGGAAAATGGATTTGCTTGCTCCAACGTGGCATTAGGTGTTGGATCATTCTCATTCCAGTGCATCGAAGAGGATGGTATCTTAAAACCATTTACCAGAGACACATTCAGTTCTTGCATTAAAGCAACATACTGTGAGATTGATGATAAACCATTCCCGATTTTCAAAAATCCGAAAGATGGCGGATTTAAGAAATCTCAGAAAGGTTGCTGTGTGGTTATAAAAGGATCAGATGGCAAACTCATTTATGTAGACGGTAGGACATGGGAAGAAGCTCATGTTTCTGGAAAAGATGCAAAGGCAAATCTATTACAGCCGATATTTAAAGATGGACAACTCATTAAAGAACAGAGCCTTGCTGAAATCCGAGGTATTCTTCATGGAGGTAAATTCTAATGTTCAATGCCAATAATACAATCGTTGTTTTTTGTGTTTTTGCGGATAATGAAATATGCGAACATTATAAAGAGTGCATCAGTGTCACATATGATTTCTATGAAAAAATGCTGGAATTTATTTCAGATATGAAAGTTGATATCCCAGGATTTAAAAATATCTATACTGAACGTGATTTTGTTTCGGATGACGATATTTCAAAATATTGGAAACGTGAAGATGCTCCAGAAAACAGTGGGAAACATTTTTATGACCAATTAAAGGCTATCTGTACCGAACATAATTTAAACTTATCAGAGAATATGGAAAAAGCAGAAAAACATATTTCTGAAATTTTACAAAAACAGGACTTTTACCTCAACGAAAGAAATTATTACATACGATTAAAAAATGAATTTGAGAAATATGGAAAGCTCATATTTTGTGTGGATTTTGATGATACGCTATATGATTTTCACAAAAAGGGAAGAACATATGAAAATGTAATTAAACTATTGAAACGATGGGAAAGATATTCAGAAGTAATCATTTTTACTGGAAATGGTGAAAATAGTTATCCAATGATTGAGGAATATCTTGATAAACACAATGTCAAATATAAAGGCATTAACTGTGATAGCTCTGTTGCTGTCAAAGGAAGAAAAACATATGCAAATGTTTATATTGATGATCGTGGTGGATTACCATTGGTATATAAACATTTAATGACATTGATTGAAGAAATTGAAGGAGGAAACATAAAACATGACGTTTGATGCAAAGAAAGTAAAAAATGAAATTGTAAAATGGATTCAGGA